AGTTTTTTTACTATTTCCATCTTTGAATTGACTAAATGCATCTGAAAAGCAGTAACATTTACTAAGTTAGGGGTCATTTTCTTAAATTCTCTTACATATTCATTCTTCTTTGTTATCAGAACATCTTTTGATTTTTGTGTTTTTAATTTATCAATCTCTTTTTGAAAATGGTTTTCTACATGAGTAACATACTTATTTGCATGACCTCTTGGGTCTTTTACTGCTTGACCTTTTCTGACATATGTATTATTGTACGTTTTAAAACTTGCACCAACTAATTTACCAGTTAAAGAGTTTTGTAAATTTAAAAACTTTTTAAGTAATGGTGCATTTATTTTTTGAAATGTTTTACCAGCATTTGATAAGTGTGAAGTTACTTTCGCAGTCTCAGCTGCAGTCATTGTTGCACGACCAGATACATCCTTATAAGTTGCATCATCCATCCAAATAGATGGTGTCTTTTTGAGATTGTTTATGTTTGCACCAAAAGATGCTTTCATTCCTTGAAGAGTATCACCAGAATAAGTTGTATGCCATACAACTCCAATCTTTGATTTGTTCATGGTTTTACCAAGTTCACTATCAACTGGTACTGCATACACAATTGTATTTGGTTGAAATGTATAATATCTTACACCGTCAATAGTTTGTGATTCTAAATCAGTATACATCAAATCACCTTGAAGTACACCTTTAATACCTAACTTTGAAAACTCAGCAAGTGCGACTTTAAATTTTGCATTTAAATCACCAGATAAATCTGCATCAATCTCTGCATTTGATTTATATAATTTCGGACTTACATTGAATACTGATTTCTTTGCAACAAAAAATTTACCATCCTCTGGGTCAACACCAGCAAATATCGCTGGAGCTCCATCCCATTTTACAGTCATATTTACAGATGACCTAGAACCTCCAGCTAACATATCTCTTAATGATTGTATGAAGTTGATTGCACCTCTACCCCCTGGCACACCAAAGTTAAGTATTTCATCTTCTATATGTTCTAAGTGAAGATTTTTCCCTGCTTGTTCTAATAATAATTCAATCATCTTGTAATTCCATTATACTTTACTGCAAGTCCAGTAGGATATTGACCAAGTTTCTTTTGTCCAGCGTTACCAGATTTATTGGAACGAATAGTCATCAACATTTTTACAGTTTCATTTGCAGATTTTAATTCTAGTATCCAATTCTGTTTAGATTTTGAACTAGCTGTTGCTTTAATAAATTTAACTTGTGGTAAGAATACACCTAATTCATCTCTATCTGTTACTTCTTCATAAGAATTACTAACTGCTTTTATAACAATAGTTGGAACTTCTGGTGCATCTCTAAGTATTTCAGATTTGATATATTCTAAACTTTTATTTATATTTTTGTTAAAAAGATTTATGATACCAGTTCTCATTATTTCTAACATTGCATCATAGTCTTTTTCATAAGCACGATTATTTTTTCTATCGTATGCAACTAGTGCTTTCTCTGATTGTTTTTTATCTTTATGTCTACCATTTCTACCACCATCAAAATTTTCAAGTGCAGGCATACCATCAATTTTTGAATATACTTGAGCATACGCAGTTTGTCTTAGTGTTTGTAAATCATTATTTGCATTAAAGAAATTCCAAACTGGTCTGACATATGTGTTAAGTTGTGGTTCTTTAGTTTTCTTTCCACCAGCTTTCAAACTTACACCTAAAAATTGCATATTAGAACGACCACTAAATTTTATGAATACATCGCCAGGATGATTAGGTGGAACTCCTCTAGGTTTTGAACTTGACCTATATCCCCAATATACACTATCAATTGATTTTGATTTACTTGTGTCATAAAGATATTGAGTGATTGCAATTGCATTATTCATTTTATCATCATATTTTGATGATGACTCTGCTTTATTAATTGTTTCTTTTGCAGCTTCTTTATCTTTTGAATGTATACAATTCATTTGATTAACATCAACTGACATTAAAAAATCCATAAATTGTTCTACTGATGATGGTTTGAAATTATTTTCAAATGCAATACATGGAAAAAGTTCTGTAATACTTGAATTAAGTGTTGTTTCTTGCATACCACCAGAAAGTGGTTTTACTTCTATTCTAAAATTTTCACCATTATGTGAACCATCAATTGGGTCAACACTAGATGAACTACTTACAATCGCAGCTTGGATTCCTGCTTGGGTTAATCTTCTTAAAATTTCATCTCTATGATTATCTCTGTCACCAGACTTAACTGTAATTACTGTTCTTCTTGAAGTACTTTTTTTCGTGTTAATTTCTGATGTAAAATCGGAAAGGATTTCATCTGGTAAATCTAACTGTTCGTTTAAAGATTTATTTATTAAATCTTCGTTAAGAGATTTAATATAAAATTTCTTGAATTTAAGCATCCAATTGCTCCATACATATATTCATTATTTATGTTTCAAGAAATTTGGATAGCCCTTGTCACCAAAAGGTTTGTTTTCATTTAAGAGATTAGATGTTTTTTCTGCATCTTCTTTGAAGTCATAAACTTGTATGACTGAATTTGATGGTAGTTCTATTACTTCCCATTTTTTTGTATCAACATTTATATCATAATAATACTTTACTTTATAGGTTTTCTTAAACCTTGAGGTCAGAGAATTTCTCATACTTTTTGCCTTTTCCAGCAAATGGTGTATTATCGAATATGACTTCATCTGTTTCTTGTCCACTATCTACAATATCTCTTTGTGCTTGTTGTTCTACATCATACAACTTCATTTTCGCTCTGTCAATACCTAATATAAATCTTTTATTTACAGTTGGGTCATTGTATCTATTTTTCAACTGTTTGACACATATCTGGTTTAAGTCCTCAAGTTCCTCTGTAGAGATAAGTGCAAACATAAGGTCAGCCGTAGCAGGTAGACCAAAACTTTCTGATGTATCTTCCAACCCAATGTCGCTTGACACAAATCCACTCCTAGTTGTTTGTGTCGCTGAAACAATCGGTACATTAGTTTCGACTGCAAGACCTCTAAGTTCTTCTGCAATCGCTTTGATGTAAAAATATGAACCGACATTTGCATTTCCTCTAAATCGTGATGATGCACAAATATTCAAATAGTCAACAAAAATAATGTCTGGTCTAAAACTTCTCTTCAATGCGAGTTCTTTTATTAGTGACCTAAAGTTACCAACATGAGCAGATGCAGTTGGATATTCTTTAATAATTAACTTTCCATTTGTCTTTTTTTGTATTTTAGTAAGATAATTTTCAAACATCTTTTTTGGTAATGTATGTAAATCATCTATTGTTATATTCATGAGATTAGCATCTATTCTTTCTGCAATACGTTCTTCAGCCATCTCAAGTGTAATGTATAATACGTTTTTTCCTTGCATCAATACAGATGATGCGACATGACACATAAATAAACTTTTACCCACACCAGTTCCAGCAAGTGCAATGTTTAGTGTCTTTTGTGGTAAACCACCTTTCGTAATCTTATTAAAGTAATCTAAATCAAACTTTACTTTATCTTCTTTTTTATGATAGAAATCGTATCTATTTAGTCCATCTTCAACGTAGTCATGTCCTACTGTTAAATCAAATGATACTGCAAGTGCATCTGATAATATTGATGGTATTGCTTCTGGTGTTCTTTGTTTATCTTTACCATCAATAATTTTTATTCCATCAAGGACTGCGTTGTAAATTGCTTTGTCTTTACAGAACTTTTCTGTTTCGTCATGTAACCATTGAAAGTCAACTTCTGTTTTATTGAGTGAACCAATAAGTTCAACAATTTTTTGATATTCATTATCTGTCAAATCTTTACGATTGTCAACATTTATTGATAGAGCTTCTTGTGTTGGTAATGAATTATATTTTTCTAAAAACTTTTCAATCTCTTCAAAGACAATCTTTTCATCACGATTTGCAAAATAGTCTGATTTAATAAATGGTATTACTTTTCTACAATAGTTTTCATTATGTATTAAATTTGTTAGTGTTGTTCTTTCAATTGTCTGTGTTGACATATTGTAACTTTCCCTCTTCTAATTGATTATCAATGACATCACAAAGTATATCACCCATGAGATTATAAAACTCTTCACCGAAGAAATCTTCTGGTAAACCATTTGAGTCTAACATTTTCCATTGGAAATGTAAAGGTAATCTACCATCTGCATTTTCTTTTTCACCAAAACTTACTTTACCAAATTGAAAGACAACACCTTGATATTTCCCTGCTAGTTTTGTTAAACCTATTCCAGTCCACTTCTCAGTTTTATTCTGAACGAACTTATACTTATCTGTGATTTTAGTCATCTGCACCGTTTAGTTCTGTAATATTACCATACTTAAATTCTTTTATTGCAAAGTCATCTAACTTTTTCATAATATCTTCAGTAAAGTATTTCTCTGGATTATTGTTAATAGTTTTTCCATATTGTTTTGTTCCGTCTGGTAATTCAATACGAGTTGATACTTGTTTGAATACACCACCTTTGACTGCAAGTTCTAACAATCCATAGTATTTGTCTAAACCTTTTTCATAAGTCAAACGAACATCTACCATTTTATTTTCAATTGTTAATCTTGACTTTTGATTTTTACAATGTACAATATTACCTATTATCTCAGAACCATCTTTCTCTTTTTTCTTAGAAAGATAAATGATAGTTGAAGCTGCATATTTTAATCCAGAACCACCACCCATTTCTTTTGTTGGAAACATAGAACCAACAACATCATAAGTATGATTAGTAACGACCATAGGAACTTTTGCACGACCAAGTTTCAAAGTCAATACTCTAAATGCAGCTTTGAGAACTTGAGCCCTAGTCATATCCCTAGTCTCCTTACCATCAGCAGTATCTTCTACTTCTTTTGTAGTTGACAACATACCAAGTGAATCTAGACATAACATAATAGGTTTTCTTTCTGATTCATCTTGTTCAAGATATTTGTCGAGTACTTTGATTGCTTGTGTTCTAAACTCTTGAACAGTTGTAACTGGAAACATGACCATTCTATTTGGGTCTATTCCTCTATCAACTACCATTTGTTTTGTGATTGCACTTTCTGATTCAAAGTAAATAACACCAGCGTTTGGATTACTATCTAAAAAGTTTTTACACATTCCCATGACAAAAAAAGTCTTACCAGTTGCACTTTCACCAGCGATTGCAGTAATCTTATTACTTGGTAAACCACCATATATTGAACCACTTAAAAGTGCATTAAAAATAAATGAACCAGAGTCTATATATGAATCTACATCTCCAGCTTCAACACCATCTGCAACTAAACCAGCATATTCATTACCAGCTTGTTTTGCAATATCTTTTAAAAAGTCCATTATATATCATCCTCATCTCTGTTATCAGAACGAAATTCAGAAAATCCGCCTGGATATCTTTTTTCAAGTTTCGCAGTATTAATATCAATTAATTCTTCAATATTAGTATCAAGTGCAAGACAACCTTGTGCAACATACCACATTATATCTCCAAGTTCAGATTTCAAATGTGCGACAGTATCTTCATCAAGTTCTTTACCTTGAAACAAACATTTCTTAATTATTTCATTGAACTCACCAACTTCACCAGACAAACCTATTCCAGAAGTTAGTAATCTTGATGGTTCTACACCTTGTTCTTCGAGTATGTCAACTGCATCTAAAAAATCATCTGTATTTTTAGTTGCATCACTTGATACTTCATCAACAAACTCTTGATAATCAGTCAATAAATTTTCCATAATAATCTCCTATTTTATAGCCAATGCACCAACAAACGCATGATTTCTCCAAAAAGGTTGTATAGTATTAAAACCAGCGTTCAATACCATATCTTCAATTTCTTTCCATGTGTTAGGTTTCATCATGTGTCTAAGTGTGCGTTCTTTATCCATAATATCATCAGTAGTAAATGACATTTTTTTATAATCATAGTAATTAAAAGTTATCATATCTTGAACTAATGCATTTTCACATATGGTCTTTTCTGCAAATATATATGCACCACCACAATTTAAACCGTCATAAAT